AGTTTCTCTAATTGCTCAACAGCTGATTGTGTAGTACCACCTCCACCTCCTGTATTCTTAGGAGTGGCATACTGTTCAGGCAACAAAATAGTAGCTTTATCTAAGGCTTCTTTATACATCATTTCCGAAAGATAGATTTTTTGATATTCTAATACCAAATTCTTTATAAGGTCTTTATCCGCTTTCGCACCATAAAATCTCTCTAAGTCTTTAATAAGACCAGATATAGCTTGTTCTCTACCACCTGCATCATCTATTATTTCAATATCAAACGCTTTTCCTTGCTTGCCTTTCTCGCCTGAAATTGTTTTTAAAAGCTCCTCGTATATTTTATCCATTGGCATTGTGGCTCTATTTTCTTCAATGTATCTTTGTATGATACTTTGAGAAGATGCTTCAATTTTGCCTGCAATAGTCGCTTCGTCTCCACCAGAAACAAAAGACTCGTAGTCTTTAGTACCTTTTATTTGTCCTATTCTGGTTTCAGCACCAAGTGCTTTGTTTCGTGCTTCTGCCGCTATTTTTATATTCATTGTAGCCGCTTCCATTCTAATTGACCAGTCTATATATTTTTCCGCATATTTAGCATAAGCATCCATAACAGAATTTATATCTCCTAAAACTTCGTGATGCTTTCCAAGTGTTTCATTATATTTCTCTATAATAGCATCAGCACTATCTCCTTCTTTTTTAAATCTTTCAATCATTACCCCAAGAAGTAAAACTTGCTCTCTATTCTCTTTTATAATTCCACTATTTTCATCTAAGACTTTTACCATTGAGCTGATAGCATCGTTAAAATCGTAAACTTTTTCCGATGCTTTAAACATCTTGCTAATAAATTTTCCTATATCATCACCGAAAAGTATCAACAAGGTAGATGCTACAATCATAATAGTATTTAGTGATAATAAAGATTTTGCAAATACTTTCAATGCACCACCAAAACCAAGCATTTTACCTGTGTTTACATCTATCTGTTGGCTTAATCGTGTAAAATCCTCCGTAAGCATTGGTAAGTTGTTAGATAGAGCCATAAAACCAATACGAGAAGATATCGCAAAGTTAGGCAACTCCCTCATTACTTGTGTAAGAGAAAACGTTGCACCATAAGCGGACATTGATTTTTGTGCGTATGTTCCTGATGCTTTGGCTGTTTTATCGTATTCATTAGATAGCCTTTTCATTGTAGCCATCTTTTGTATATACTCGGCATTTTGTGTCTTGCCAGATGCAACCATTTTCTGCAAATCAAGGTTCAACAGACGCATTTGTGCATCAAGTTTCTGTAATGCTGTTGTTTCTTGCGAAGATAATATTGCATGAAGTTTGGCTACTTGGTTACGGCTTTGCATTGAAACCGTTTCCTCAATAGTAGCTTTTACCTTTTGCTTTTTAGCTGTTGTCGTTTTATTGGTAAGTCCAAGCTCTTCGGACAAGGCTTGTACTTGCTTTTTTGTTTCGCTTCTTTTTAACAAAACCTGTTGATATAGTTTCTGTTCTGCAACAGCCAACTCATTAGTGGCTTTTGTGAGCCTTTTTTCTGCCTCTATGGCAGCATTAAATTCAGCGGTTTTCGCATTTTTGCCACCACCAGTAGCACCGCTTATACCTTTTTGTACGCTTTCAAGTTTAGCTAAGGCATCAGCCATATCGCTAACTGTCTTTGAAACAGCTTCAATTTGCGATTTAACCTCTGGGGATATAAAATTTTCTACTAAATAATTCATTTTTTTGATTTGTTTATCTCTTTTTCAATCCTTTTTACCTCACTTTTGTACAATTTCATCGTTTCAATATATTCTAAAACAGGCATATTTATTGATGCTCTATACCCATTCTTTTCTAAAAAAGCAAATATACGAGAAAAATCACTTTTTTGCGTACTTTCTTCTTCTTTTTTTGTGTCAACTTTTTTCTTTAATTCCTCTATCTTAACGCTTAATACTTTCATCTCCCCCTCTAACTTATTCAAATAGTCTTTTCTTATTCCGCTATTAGAAAGAAATTGGTATGTTTTTTTCTTGTCCTCATCATTGGCATAAGGAGAAGTTAAAACCAAACCACACCATCTAAACATTTCATACCGCCTGTATAAAGTAATTAATTGCTCTTTATTTCGCATTTCAGCCATTATATCCTCGTTCTCGGACAATTTAGCGTACTCCATTAAAATATTGCTGTAAATCGCTTCTAAATACGTTTTAGGAATATACAAAGGGAATTTCTTTAATGCGTTAAAATTATTATCCACTACTAATTGGATATATCTATCCATAGTGAATTTATAGTCATTTATAGTGTGATATGTTAGTTTTTTTGATATAAAAAAGAGAGCATTAGTTATTTTAGTAATTATGCTCTCTATTATTTTTCTGCTATCCATTTTTCTATTTTTTCTTTAACTATTGGTCGTATCTCATTGAACGCTTTATCAAAATTCTCTTCAGTAAGACCGAAAATATCCTCCCCATTTTCTTCTATAAGCATATCATTTTTGCTATCTGTACTTTCTATTTTAAACTCGCCAACATAGGTTTCTACATAAAACCCTCTGTGAAAATCGCCTGTATCAAAAAGAGTATATTTATCACTTGTTGCGTTGGGTTTATTAAGTAAAGTTTTCTCACTATACTTTGGCATATCTACACCGCTACTTGCTTTTCCCTGCAATAATTGCTCTTGATTTAATTCAATAAAAGTATCACTTTCTTGTTTTATAACTTCAACAACAGTCTCTTCAAGCACTTCTTCAAGGCTTTGTAGTTTTTTTTGTATTAGGTTTATTAGCTGATTTGCCATATTTTTTGTATGCTTTCACAAGTTCTTTTGTTATTTCAGCATCAGTAAGGGTAGGGAAAAGACACTTTTTAAACGCATCGGGTAGATTGCTTAAAAATTCCTTTTCACTTGTTTCAAAAAGCACAAGGGATAACTCCCCTGTGCCAATTTTAACAGTATTCATTATGCTGTAACAGTAACTGCAACAACATTACTCTCGTAACCACCCGAAGTTAAAGAGCCTACTTTCAACACTTCTAACGCACTTGGACTTGCCAAAGAGATAGTATAAGAACCAGCACTTAAACTGATAGCCCAACCTTCATTTACAGTATCTTTCGCTACACCTGTTGGAGTAACAATCGCATTGGTAGAGGCATCTCTAACAACCCAAGCACCAGCAACAGCCAAATCATCTGCATAAAGATTATACAATGGAGTTCTCGAAATCCACGTTTTTGCTTTTACAGTAGCAATGCCTGAACCACCTGTGGCAGTCAATTCAACATCTAAAATACCACCCATTTCAACACTAAGGTCAAAATTCTCTGGGAATAATATAGTAGATAGTTTGTCAGAAAGAGACATAGTATCCTCCAACTGCAATTCAGCTTTATACATAGTATAATCGCCTCCTTTGATACCTACTTTCACTTGTTTAGGCATAAACGTACATTCAAAGCCTTTAAGACCTGTTGATGTTTGGAAACCACCAATAAAGGTAGTGTCAATCCAATACATTCTCATATCTTTTCTGTCTTTGAATTTGCGTAAATTTTGGTAAAACTTAATACCCAAATCTTCAAGTTCAATGTTAAATTGATGAGGTTTCTCGTCAATTTTAACAGTAAAACCATAACCCGATTGTTTTACTTCTGGGTCAGGAGTAGTATCTTCATTACCAAATATTTTAGGTATATAAAATACTCTGTTTCTTCCACTTGCTAAAGTGGCTTTTTGTAGATATTCAAGGACATCCTCAAAAGAGCCTAATTTAGCGTTAGGTATCTCAAATCCATCAAACGTTAATATCAAACCAACTAAATGGTCTAATTTAACCGCACAAGCTGGTTTCCCAACATTCCCCATCTTAGAGGAACAATTTACTTCTCCGATAATCATAATTTTATTTTTTATAAGTTAAACAGTTTCTACTCATTTTGAATTGAAAGTTTTTTAGTTGTATAGCATCAACCGATTGTGTGAATTTATGTGCTTCGTAGCCTTTTAACCCTGTTTCGCCATAGAAATAATGGAAAATCGTATCTCCTGTGCGATAAACAGATAAATCTCTGTCAAAACATAAAATTCTAAGAAATTCTTGAAGGACAGGTATTAAGATTGGTTTGAAATTAACCGCATCTCTTTTTTCCCTCGTCCAATTTTTATCCGACATAGTCGCTATTACTATATCTTTAATAACCCATATTCCATCGCCCTCTGATGAAAGCATTGAATTAACGAAAAAGAATGGTAGCTTTTGATTAGCACTCTCTTTGCCTACAACATTAACAAACTCAATGGGAGTAGAATGATAGAAACGGAGTTTAAAAGGTTGCCCTTCGATATAACCCTCGTTTTTTTGCATCTCCTTGTCTATATTGTTAGAGATAACCCCAACAATACGCTCCATTGATGTTTGTATTTGTTTATAGTCCATAGTTTTGTGTTATTAACAATTCTGCCCATTTAGTAAAATCAAATTTTACTTCTTCTGTTTCGTACTCATCTTTATTCACATAGAGCCAATAAAAAAGGGTAGAGTTCATACTTACCATTTTATCCCACGCTTGTTTGATTTTGGTATAGTTAGATATTACAGATTGGTTTTCTACTTTATCTACTACTGCCGTTGCTCTATTCATTAACATCTTCTCTTGCTCGTGCAAGTAAGAGCAATAAACATAGTTAGCAATAGGAGATATTTTGTTCGTATCTTCTGCAAGTTTATCTTTAAGTATTTGCCATTTTTCTTCTACTGTGTCTTTCTCTAACTCGCTATAAAGTAAATCAGTCATAGAAACACCCAATACTTTATTCAAATACTCTTTCTCAAAAAACGCTATGTACTGGTTTATTCTTGCACCCTCCGAAGTGTTTAATTCCGTTGAGTAACCATTGGAAACCTCTGTCATAGGTATCTCACAAAAGCCAAAAGCAAAATATGTTTTATCTATAATGCTCATTTCTTGATTATTTTATCTTGTAACACCCAATGTCTACTATTGATAATTTGCGTAAGCATATCATCAAATTTAACTCCGTAAGAAATACAAGCAACACCTGTTTGAAGTGGTATTAACCAACCCTCTTTATGTTTAGGCACTACCATAGGAATATATCTTTGGTCGCAAGACAAAGAGAAGAAAATATCGCTACTATTTGTATAAGATATCTCTCTCACATCATAAGGGAAAGAAGAAAAAACGTCTGAATGGAAACCCATAACACCTGTTCCAATAATATTAACGGCATAATCATCATCAACATCATAACAACATTGATAAAAATCTTTATGACCATTTTTATATTTTTCACTATAATCAAATAGTGTTCTTCCGTGCCAAGAAATAACCGCTTTCTTTTGATATTTATCTATTGCCTTAATCGTTTCTTCAACGTAATTCTCTGGGTAAATAAAATCATCATCAACAGTTAAAACATAGCCTTTCCACTCGTGAGCAAAAACAAATTTACCAGCACAACCTACATCCCCTATTTTATCAAGAGTGTTGTAGGTACTTACGTTTGGAAGGTCAGGAATTTCCATTCCCCCATTGGTAAGTACCACCAACTCATCTACTTGTTTATACAAAGAAAGTATAGCTTTTGTAATAACATTCTCTCTTGAAGGGAAAGTAGCCATATACGCAGTAACCTTGTTTTTATTTACAGGTCGCTTAACGGCTTTCTTACACATAGCGTTTGATATTCTAATAGGTTTGATACCAATAATTGGATTATCTTTTTTGATTGTGGCATACCCTTTACGGATAAGCTCATCAGCAAAAGGTTTCTCTAACATTTGGCTTTGACCCACCATTCGTACATCAAAAGGTGCGTAAGACTGTGTATATACTACTTCTACCATTTTTTATTACGATGCTTTGTTAATAGCTGCTTGAATAGTTGCGAAAGTTCCTTTCACAAAAGAAGTTTTCTCGTTAGAAGAAACGTATTTAATCAAACGTGTTTCTCCAATGATTGTTCTTTTGTTTTGGGTTAAGTCATTACCATCCAATCCGATAATTAACTTTTCTTTGTAAATACGCACTCTATATTTAGAGAAGTCTCCTAAGATGAAATCTCCTTTGGTAGCTTGTAAAGATTGAATTACTTTCAATCCGTTTACTTCCATAACACCTGCAACAGTCGAAATACGAGGTATGTTGCTTGATTTTGCTAATTGGAATTTAGCGATATCTACTGGGTGCATAACGATATGTTTAGGTTGGAAACCTGACATAGTCGATTGAGCAGTAGCCACAACAATAGCATCAATGATATCTGCACTTGGTACAGTACCATTAAAGTCTGTTAAGTTAAACGCAGTTGCATTTGTGATGATATCAGCCAAAACATCAGCAGATTTTTTCACATACAATTTTTCGTTTAATACTCGGTTAATTTCTCCAGACATATACGAAATATCGTCTAAACTTTCTTCCGTTACTTTTACAAAACCTGTGATTTTGGTAGCGTTAGCCACTTTTTCTTTGAAATCAATATCAATTTGATTTTTCTTTTGTCCTTCGGTTGTTGCACCAACAGAACCTTCGCCTGCAACCTCATCAACCCAAGTAATACTTGCTTTGTCGGTTGAGCCTAAATCCACATAAGAAAGTATGCTATCAATAAGTGTTCTATTGATACCATACACATTCCCTTGTGCATCAAGTAAAGAAAGTCTTGGAGTAGCATCAGCAACAACAACGTTTCCAGTTGTCATATCTCCTACTGCCTTAACCTCAAAAGATACTTCTTTCTTAGCTTTTACATCAGCTATTGATTTGCTTACTAACTCATTAACCGATTTAACCTCTTTAACAGAAGTTTTGCCTTTGTTAATAGCTTCTGTCAACTCGCTTGACAAATTAGCCAAATCTTCTTTTGTAGCAACACCTTCAAACTTAGCAGTCATTTCGTCAGACTTAGCTTGAATAGCGTTTTTTACTTCATCAGCCGACATTGTGGCTGGTAACGATGCTTTAAATGCATCTAATGCACTATCAAGTGCTTTTTTAAATTCTTCGCTCATTTTTGTAATAGTTTTTGTTTTAAATAATCTTCAACTTCTTTAGCATTGATAGTGATTTCTCGGCTATCTTCTTTATTTTGTTGAGTGTTTTTCAACGGCTCATCATCATCATTCGTTAATGTGGGAGTAATTGGATTAGAGCCTAAAACAACAGCAGAACCTTCAATCAATTTTGCTTGTGTAACAGCCCAAAAATAACCTTGTTTTTCTGCTTCTTCTTTGTTTATTACCTCTGAAATATATTTATCCCAATTCTCTTTCTCTTCTTTCGCCCATTTCTCGTCTGTGTTGACACATAAATGGATATCTACATACCTCATACCAACGGAATGTTGTTTAACATACCCTTTTTGGTATTGCTTATACATAAACGGGTTTCTATCTTCGTCTAATTCTACATCAAAAATAAGGGCTTCCGTATTACCCTCTTTATTCAAGCCTACATCTTTCCAAGAATATTCTTTTACCGATGCTTGTACTTTGTCTGTTATAATGCTCTCAAAAAGCAATTTATGTTCCTGTAAAAGATATAAATCTTTCTTCTCTTTAAGTGTCTTTTTCCATAAACCTTTGATATGTACATCATTGTGGCTATCTAATATACCAGTAGTATTGATAACGAGCCTTAGTTTTAATGCACTTATTTCTTCTTGGCTTTCTGCTTTCGTTGCTTTTTCTCTATGTGTAGAAAATAAAGTAGGAGATGCAAAAAAACTATCAGCTTGTTTTGTTACTGCTTTTTTTAGCGATATCAACTCTTTTTTATTCTCTATCAGATGTTTAAAAAGTTGCTCTTTGGTTTCAAAAGTAGGTATATCCATTACTTATCTATTTTTTCGTTTGTTTCGACTTGTTTCGTTTTTAAGTCCTTGATACGTTTGATTTGTTTCGCATTTAGTTCCATAATTATTCAAGATAAGGTTCAATAATTGCTCTACATTCCTCTTTGCTCAAAATACCATCTCTATATGCTGGAAGTACACCATTGATAGCTTGCTGTAAGGCTACTGCACCTTCTTTTAAACTCTCTTGGAAGAAATCCATATGCGACCAATCAGGCTTATACTCCCAATCTCTTTGCGGAATACCCTTAATCTTGACTAAATCTTTAAATCTTGGTGTAGCTTCTGGAATAATTGTTCCTGTATAAAACTCTTTCCTTGCTTCTGGCAAAGACTTGTACCTCGTTTCGTGAACTGAAAAAATATTTGGCAAACCAAAAACCTCAAAAATAGCTACTTTAGCATCCATTACCAACGCTGGCAACTGCATATCTACTATCTTAGAAGTTAAAGGAACATAACTTGCTGTACCTTTGGTAACAATATATTTGAATTGATTACGCAAACCGCCATATTGCTTTAATGCTTTTTGTATCTCGTCTTTCTCTTTGTTTAAGAACGGAGAAGTAATCATATCCACATCTTTTGCCCCCTGACCAATGATACCTCTTGCACCACCATCAGCAATAAGTTGTGTAGTCATTTCTCCAATAGAAAGTAACGTAGAGATAGGCTCGGATAAGGAAAAAAGCCTTGATAAACCATATTGACCATCATTATTGATAAACCAATTATCTTTTATCTCTATAATCTCGTCTGCATCCAACTCTAAAACACCTGTTGGCAAAGTTACATTATAGCTTGTTGCCTTTGTTTCAAACAAAGCATTAGTGGAAAAACTTGGGTTTTTAGGGGATATTAACGAGTTAGGCACAACATAATACTCATAATCATTAACACCAATTAACTTCATTTTCCATATATAACAAACCCCATAAATACAGGCTTGTGCTTCGACTAAATTATTAAAAGCATTAAAATCTTGGTACTTGTTCCACCTTTGCATCTTACGCAAATCTTCATCTACAAACTTATTGTAGACCTTCTTTCCTTTTGCATCTTTTGCCCAAACATTAAGGTTGGAAAAAGCATTTACCCTCCTCCTTACTGCCGTTTGTACCACAGATGATTTCTTAAAAGCTATTGATTGACCTTCTCTTGTAGCTGTATTGACTGTTACCCTATTCGATGCAACACTGGAAAGCAAATCGCTAACGTTTACTTCCCCATTCAAGCCAACTATTACTCCATTGTTGATGACAAACCCCATAAAAAGTTTATTTTAATTGACAAATTTATGTTTTTTATACATAAAACATACATACTAATTTATTTTAGACAAAACTTAACAAAGATTAACTAAAATACCAACGGTAAAAATGCCATACGCAGTACATCATACTATCGAAAATATGGTTAAAATCATCTATTGGTTTAGGTATATTGGTTACTTTACCATCAGTACCCCTCATATAAACATAATTTTGTTGCTCTATCTTGAAATGGTCTACAGACATCGAGTCGTTGGTTTCTTCTACAAACATCAAGTCAAAGCGTTTTGTAAGTGCTATTCTGGTAACAATATGCGGTTTTTTGACTTTTACAAACTGCCAATTATAGCCTTTTTGCCCTGCAATAATATTCAAATCACGAACAAAATTAACATCTTTATATTTATCGGAACTATCACAAGCGACAATAATATCTGGATATTCAAATCCTTCTGATTGCATTAATCGCCTTTCCACATCTTTGAGTATCAAAGGTTCTATTAAATCAAAAAGTATCTCTACTTCAGGTGTTTTTTGGTAGCACATCTTTTCTACATAGAGCGTTTTATTCAACACTCCAACCCTTGTTAGAACGCTTGGGTCATTGGTATAACCAAAGTCAAGACCAAAATACACATCTTCATATTCTAAATTAGGAAACTCTCTTATCCACGTTACATTAGGGAAAATAGCACCCTCTTGACTTGCTTTCTCTCCTTCTCCATAAACGAGCCATCGCCACCTATCAATAGTACCACGTTCTTTGTTAATAACATTATCTTTGCGATACTTGCCCTCTAAATCAACCAACACAGTATCGGGTTTTTCGGGTTTATCCCATATCCTTTTAACGAAACCACCACCAATACCCAACGTATCAACAATTTCAATATGGCTATCGGCAAAATCAAAAGGACACCAACTCTCATATAAACTAACCAAACTTTCTTTCAAATGCTTATTATCCAAATAGCTTGTGTTAGTGTAATAGCAGTTGAACTGTTTATCAAACTCAAAGACAAAGTGTTCTGTAAGACTTGGATTCCAATCAGCTATAAAAAGCAACTCACAGCGTTGCATAATGCCTAAAAAGCCATCCTTATTGCGTAACTCGGTAGCTTCATTAACGTAAGCTATATCGCTTCTACCAGCTTCTTTTCCTGTTTCGGGAATACCTTTAAACTCAATCGTATTGCCATAAAGAGTGATAATCGGTCTGCCACTACTATTAGTACCCGTTTTCTCATAGTCCTTACCCTCAACTAATCCCATCAAATCAAAGCACTCTAAAAAGTCTTTCAAGGTGGTATCTCTGGCTTTAACTAACGTTTCCCGATAAACGCATATATACAATTTTTCTTGTTTATTAGCATCGCAAATCTTCCAAATAGCGTGAATAGTATCATACGTCTTTCCACTCCTTGTACCTCCTTGATTGAAAAACTTAACACAGGCTTTTTTGTTTGTTTCAGGGTCAATAGCTTCTCTATACTCCGACCAAACATACAGCATATAGTAGCATAAATAATTCGGCTCAAAGCGTATTTTCCTTGTCATAACCTATACTCTTTCATATGTTCAGAATAATCACGAGCAAAACTCTCTAACGATTGTTTTTTGCCCAAAAGACCACATAAAACATAGCCTTTCATACCCATAAAACAAGGTTCAATGCGACTAACACTCGTTTCCCTTGTACCAACATAACGCACTACCATACGTTTGCCTCCAACAACTATCTCCTTCATCATAACTTTATATACTTTTTAGCCGTTAAATACTCAATCCTCTTACCTCTAACAAAATTATCCGCATCTCCCTTACTCGTAAAAACAGTTATATCGTAACCATAAAAACGAATAAAAGAAACAGATAAACCGAAAAACCTCTTTATCACAATATCCCAACGCTTGGTATAACAAAACCATTGCTCTACTTTGCCCTCACTACCTACCAAAGATAAACCTTTAGTGAAAAACAACTTCCTTAACTTTTGCATAATTATACAGTTTTTATACAGTTTTTATTCATTTCTCTTAACCCTTAACCAAACTATTAAACATTTCTACCTTACTTGCCTTTGCTAAAACACTACCACGATAAAACATATTTGGGTTTAACATAAAATCATTCTGACTAATCCTCCTCAACCCATCTAAACTAATCAATACCCCCAAAGCATTACTCAGACTAACAACATTTGACCACCCAAAAAAATCACATATCTTCTTTCGCTTTCTTACACTCAAACTAACAACATTATCCCTATCTGCATAAATATTTAATAACATCATCAATAATAAATAACTCTTAAAAGGCTTCGCCCAATCCAACCCATCAGTAGTACTATACATCGCAAACTGCTCATTATGACGAGATACAACAATACTTGTATTCGTATCACTCAACACCTCCCCAGTACTAAAATCAACACTCTGTACCCTTGATGTATAAACACGCTTATTCCTATATCCTCCCATTAGTGGCAATACTACATTCCATCTCCAAATGAAGTTACTATGTTAAAATCTTTTTCTTTTCTTTTTTCTTCCACCCTCTTTAAAGAAATATTAAAATAATCCATATTATTCTCAATTCCGATAAAGTTTCGGTTTGTGTTTATACAAGCAATTCCTGTGGTGCAACTTCCAAAAGTATTGTCAAGTATTAAGTCATTTTCATTTGAATAAGTCAATATTAAATATTCCATCAAAGAAACAGGTTTTTGTGTTGGGTGTAATCCTCTCTCACTTGCAAAAATTAGAACTTGTGTAGGGTAATTTGTGTATTCTTGAATATATTCCCCTTTCATTTTACCACCATTATGTCCACTCAATCCAGTTTTATTGTTACCATTTTTACTATTGTCATTAATTCTTTTTTTATTTATTTTAACTACACCTTGTGGATTGTATGTTGGTTGATTATTGTAGAATATTGATATTAATTCAGTGTTTTTCAATGGCATTTTTTTTACATTTAAAAATCCAATAGGTCTTGATTTTACCCATACCCATTCATATTTATAACCATTAATATTGCTTGTTCTTAACAAACTACTAAATGGTTCTGCTCCAAATAGTACTATTGCACCATTAGGGTTTATTATTCGGTTGTATTGTTCCCAAAGTTTATCAAATGGAATTATACTATCCCATTTACACTTTGTTGTTCCGTAAGGTAAATCACAAATAATTGCATTAATACTTTTATCAGGTATCAATTTCATTTGTTCTATTGTATCTCCGTATCTTAAATCTATTGTCATAATTTTATTTTAATATTTTTCCACCGCACAAAAAAGAAAAAAAAGGTTCAGTTCTCCGATTGAGTATTAGTGGTTTAAATCCGCTACTGCACATAGCCGTAGCCGTTAGTGGCAATAATCCAAAGCCCTCCGAACAGCGACATCGTAATATTGTTTTTCCTTTTCTATTCCTATTGATTTACGATTTAATTTGATACAAGCCAAGTTTGTAGTTCCTGAACCCATACAGTTGTCTAAAACCATATCGCCTTCGTTTGTATATGTTTTTACAATCCATTCCATTAACTCAATAGGTTTTTCGGTAGGGTGTTGTTTGGTTTTATGGTTTGCATTACTAAATACTTGTATGCTTCTTGGTTCATAGTATTCTAAAACTCTATCTTCCCCATCGTGTTTTTGCAAGTTTTCGCTACCCTCATAAAACTTATGGGTTCTATTATAAGTTCTTGGTTTGTCTCTTTTAACTTTTTGTGGGTTGTATGTAGTTTTACCGTTACCGAATATTAAAATGTTTTCGTGTTGCTTCATCGGTTGGTATTTGGCAATAGCAAATCCAGTTGGCAATACTTTATCCCAAATCAATTCATACTTAAACATTTTTAAATTACTTGCAATTAAAGTAGTTGTAAATGGTTGCGTTCCCGTAAAAACCAAACACCCACCATCCTTCAACACTCGTTTATATTCATTCCAAAGTTTATCCAAAGGCAAAATACTATCCCATTTACAAGCGGTTGTTCCGTAAGGTAAATCGCAAATAATAGCATCAATTGATTTATCCTCAATAAAAGGAAAAACATCGAAGCAATCAGCGTTCACAAAAATACTGCCACTAACA